AGCATAATGAGGACTTTTTGCCAATGAGCCAATCGAGCAACACGCCTACAAGCGACACCGATATTTCCGTTGTTTACCTCCTCGATATATCGCCCTGCTCGATTAGGGTGCTTGGAGCGAACTCGATACAGATGTGCAATACACTCGTTCAAATCATCTTCGTTTTGAGTCTTGAAATATGTATTCAAAGCGGTGGCAGCGTGTCGGAACTCTCCGAAGGAGAGGTCTTGAAGTCCATCGGCTGGGCCATACAATCTTCTACAAAAGATGTTTGCTCGGACAGAAGGGAGCGAGTTGATAATCGAGTCGTAAGACAATATAACATCTTTCTCGCCAACCTCTTTCAGAAGGAACGCCAAGCATTTATCACAGAGCATATAGATATTTGAGTTACGCTCATCGATAGCCTCTTTCGATGCCAACCGTTCCCAACGAATACTGCGAGAGTCGTATTTCATTCCCATAAGGTAGTAAAGCACTCTCACATTAAATTCGAGTAGTGATTTACCTCCTCGCAGAGTTTGGTCATATAGTTTGACAATATGCTGCACCTGCTTTGGCGACAGTTCGTCCCAAGAGGAAGGTATCGCACAGAAGCCTCCTGTTTGTGAAATCTCAATAGTGATCATTACTGTCCTGCATTAAAGAATTTGTTTTCTCGGTTGTTTTCAGGCATAAGAGGATAGTCCTCGTACTGATTTTTCCCTGCAACCTCTGACAGAAGGTCTTGCATAGCATCTGCTGCTTGTTCCTTCAACTTGTTGAGATACCATTCCATCTCCTCGATAGAGGCAGATGTATTGGCTCTATTGCCTTGATAAGTAGGCATAAACCTACGAGCAACCGATTGAGGGAACACCTCAATAGACCATCGTTCAACGGCAATAACAACCGCATTGAGAATAGCCACTCTACGGGCATAGTAGAGCAGAGAGGAGTCGCCATCGGCGACAGTCTCCCCGATGATACGCTCCCAAGTCTCGCCCATAGCCTTCTTCAACTTGGTGTGCTGTACCTCGACTATCAAAGGTAGGAGCATAAAGAAGGTATATCTACTTTGCTCGATAGGATATACCGACTCAAATGTATGGATATCCTTAACAATGGACTCCTTCACATTTCGCCATATCAAAGAATTTTCCCAGCTGCTTGATTTCGACTTTTCAAGATAAGCGAACAACGCATCGAGAGAACGGTAATACTTCTCTTGAATTGCTCGGTCATCACGGTCAAGCATCCACTCAAACGGAATTTTCTCATCGTCTCCTGCTTTAACCTTTCGGCCAGCGTCATCGTGAGAGACAACAGTCTGTCGAAAGTATCGCAACATCGCAAGGCAAGCGATAGGGCGTTGGACACACTCAACGAGCTCTTCATCAGAGCCATTCGCATACGCCTCTTCCGCCTCTTTTACCACATCGACACCTACGATATTTGCAACCTCACGAGTAGCATCATATAACTCTCCCGATATGGCTGTAAAGTCGTTTCCCGCACAATATATGCCTGTCAAATCGTACAGCTCAACTGCACCTTTATCCTCTCTATTGAACAACATAGTTACTCTTGGTTTTTAATACGGTCAGAAGATGATAACGCCTCTTCTGCTTTAAGCGATTGGTGGTAGAAGCCCAGACGAAGGTTCTTCTTTGGAAAGTTGAAGGCTATGGCTTGATTTATCTGTTCAAGGATAGCCTGTTCAGCAATGGCCACATTCGACAGAAGGTGCAATCGGAACGCATATAGCATCTCCGAGCCACTTGCCAATTTACCGTTCACCATAACATTTGACAACGAAGGGTGCAGGCCCATACCCGAAGTAATAGCGGAGGAAGAAGCCTCTGCAATCTTCAACTGACTATCGACAAAGTCCTTAATTTTCTGGTCTATTGCCTCAATCTTCCAAGCGTGGGAAGTACCTGTCTCATCGTTGATATCTACTGTGTGGAAGAATTTGCCGGCATTCTCTTTGCCCGACAACACCTCAGTCAGACTGACGAGCAGCTGCTCTGAAAGTTTAGCAATCTCTTTCTCAACTCTGGACTCGTCCCAATCAGCGTGCATAATTTTGAGGAGGTCTCGCTTGTTATCCCAATACTCATTTGGCGAATGGATATGGTACGCCAAGTTCAGACCATTGTCGGTAACATATTTGAAGATTGTAGGTATCTCGCTACCTCGCACAATCCATCGGAGAGCACCCCAATAAGGCGGTACAGAGTAGAAGTCTCGTGAGAACGAATAGGTACTATTATATGCCGCAGACACAGGGTATCGAGCAGGGTTTCTACGGTCATAGACAGGAAAGGCTTGTACGCCCGTATCAAAGCAGTTCTGCTCAAAGTTGCCGACAAGAATATGCTTCACATCGGATAACTTACGGCTATCCGCCCATTCAAGACGAGCGTTCTTTGCCGGAATATGCTCCAAGTGCGAAATCTGAGGAGCAGAGCCGATGCGGTGTCCTCGTGTAAGATATATGGCATTGAAGAAGCCTTTGAGATAGAGGTAATCTGTCGTAATGCCTTTGATGTAAGACATAAAGTCCCAATCTGCAAGCCACGACTCTATCTCGTTATCTTGCTGCCACAAATGCTTAATCTCTCCATCCTCGAAAGCAAGTTGATACAAGAACACTCCCTGACCGAAGAGGAGTCCCAACTGTCTCTCGATAATGCCCGGAGCAAGATTGTTGTCATCAACAGTAGAACGCAATTCGCTTGGCAATAGATTATTCGGTCCGTATGGTACGATCCGATAATCACCAACAAATTGAGGAACAGTCTCCCAATTGTAAGAACGACCAACACTCCATAGAACTGAGTTTATATCATCACTCCTACGGTTGGACAAGGTGTACACTCGACCATCGTCAAGATGTAACGCAAAAGAATTGTCTGATATTTTTTTTACTTCACTCATTGTAAAACAACTTTTTCACCATTGAAAGACATCAGTAAAGGTTGGTAAAACCGTCTGCTCTCCATTGTATCAAGGTCAATGTAGGCTTCCACTATCTCAGCGTTTTTATGATGTTTGATACTCTCGCGCTTCAACAGTCTCGCTTTGCGAACAGTTATCACTCCTTCACTACTCTGGTTGGTTAGGTTACACGACATAAAGGAAAACCCGAAAGATTTATTTTCGGCAGAGAGTCGTCTCATTTCCTTTATGGCTTCGAACACTTTCATAGTACAAAATTACATCGAAGAACTCCGTAACAAAGGACAGGGTACGAAGGGCGAAGATACCGCTGACCTTTTTTGGCTCGTGTAGCCAAAAAAGCCGATTTTTCCAAGAAAAAGGCGGATTTTTTACACTTTTTTTACCCCATAAATTCATTAAGTATTTGAATTTGTGGCTGTTGTCTCGGCGTTTTGACAAAAACGCCGAGACGCACTCAAATTTAAGCCCGCCCCGCCCTCTCGAACACTTGCGGTCGCAAACAGCCGAAAAGGTGATATATGGCGAAATGCCACCATAGACACGAGTGTCGCCCTGCGACTCCTATTTTGAAAACGCACGCAGTGCAAAATCCCACCATAAACATAATTGTTGCATCGCAACACCTATTGTAACCCTTTGATTTGTCGCAATGTAGAGGCTCAAAGAGTCCAACGGAATGGAGGCTTCAAAGTAAACAACAGATATCGGAATGGTTTTGGGTTTGCCTTATATTACACACCAAGGCAAAACAAAAAACTCGGCAGTCAAAGACTGTCGAGTTAATGGAGATACCGCTTGCCGGCGCCCACCGATTTTCGGTGGGTTTCTACCGATGCCCGATGTGCTCCGTTTCTTATTTGTCGCTTGCGTTAGCCGATGCAGCCCCCAACATTATAATAAGGAATAAGAGTGCCAAACTGCCCATATCATTATATAATATCGAAGGTGTCATCGCTTATCACAGGCTCAACAGGAGCAGAGGTCGGCTCTGCCTCGTGTGCGTTGTCCTGCTCGGCATTTGTGAAATATACATCATCTTCGGAAAAGAGATAGCACAAAGGAAAGAACTCGTATTCCTCTACTGCGATATCATCAACAGGCGAAGAGTGGGGGTCTTTCTGCAATTTCTGTTCGAGGGTTGCAATGCCCTGTCGAGGTTGCCCCCATATGATAGTAGCCTTTGCTCCTTTCTTGATTGTTGCCCCCTGCGATTTCCACTCTTTGAAGGTTTCAAACCTCACTCTCTCACTCTTGTATATGTGATTGAGGAGCATATAGTTGATAGTGCGAGAAGACCAGAAAGCAGCCTCTTCGGTGGTTTGTGCATTGTTGATTTTATCCTGTCGCAGTTGCTTTGCCTGTTGGGATAACTCTATGAGAATGGCTCTCTTTTCTTGTAACTTGGTCGGGGTTGTGTTGTTCGGTGTCATAGTCTTATTATATATTAGATATTAAACATTTGAAAGAGGGGCGGATGTCCGCCCCTGCTTGGTGTTAGGCTGACAATTTGCGAATTGTATCAGCCTTTGCAATTTTGATATATTCTTCATCGGTGGCGCAGGGGTCTCGTTCGATAATGCCGTCTATAACTTTGCCCATATCATCGAAATAAACCCCCTCGACTTTGTGCTTGCATTCGCCTTTCAGCGATACGATACTAATGTCGTAGAGGTCGGAGGCTCTATCGTAGGAAATGAAAACCCACCCCTTATGCAATGCTCCGCTTACACGCAGGGCAAGAGTGGGCTTATCCTCGTAGAGTGTCGCCTGTTGTTTGCTAATGCCCCACGACCAACGCACTGCGATTGGCGTGGTGGCTTTCAGTTGCTCGTGGATAGTTGCCACGATTGAGTTAATTTCTTCGGTTGAATACATAATTTTGAATTTTAGAGTTTGATTTTCTCGGCTCTATCGGACTGCCGAGTGAGTAACCTTTATATCTATTTTCGATATTTGTTTCGGAGTCTATTCATCGGGCTTCGATGAATTGTTTGTCAGTATGTCAAAGAACCATTGAACTATCGTCCAGCCTCGTTTCGTGAACCTTTCTGATACAGGAATTCGACACCGCCTTTACACAGTAAGCATAAATGCGAAGCACCAATAGACCTGCTTGCAAGGGTTCTCGAAATTTTTTTGATGAAATTTCTTCAGAGTGCCGTCAGGTAAATTTCTTCATCGACAGACTTGAAAAAATTGTCGAGGTTCATTGAACAGGTGAAAAGCGGCGTTGTTCCTTTGTATCTGAATAGGGCAAGAACCGAGGGTGGATATAGAATGGTGCGTGTACAGACACACAATTCCAACCAAAGGAGAAGAGACTCCGAAATGAGTATATATCGAAAAACCCTGCAAACCATCTTTGCAGGGTGAATACATTTTGTGGAACAAAATACCTATTTGCCAAACTGCGGATCGCCAATGGCCGAAGGAACAGGAACTCTTCCCTTGGCTATTCGGCGCCGCTGTTTAGTCATAACTAAATACTTGAACGAATCCGAAGGATTTGTTGAGTGAGAAGGGAGTTGCTCGATAGGGAGATGTTCGCTACTCTTATCCTTGAACACAACTCCCGATTTGACTTTGGTACGAGCCCCTTGTAATGAGAGACGAAGATGCTTGGCAGCGTAATAGTCTATCAGTACACGAGGGAGATGAGGGTTTACATCAGAAAGAATTGTCTGCATGAAATGGTACTCTTCCGGTTGACCGATATTGCCCTGACCGAGAGACTCCATAATTACAACCCAGCCTGTTCTACGACCATTACGGTCTCGCTCAATGGCTTTCTTAAATTCGGTAGCCTGGTCTTTTTGCACCATTTTATAGTTATTACCGGCTCGGTCATAATAAAGATGTACGGTCTTATTAGCCATCGGAGCGAAGTATTCTCTAAATTTCTCACCAAGGTCAATAAGATATTCCGGAGCCAGCGTATAGAGGAACTTGACGACACGCAGACAATCTCGGCCGTGTATCGAATCGTCTTGTGCGATGGACAGAGAACACATATTGCCGAAATCTATACCGAGTTGTAGAGGCTTGTGTAAATTGAGGTATTTCAGCACCCTGCAATCCTCTTTTTCCAACAAGCCAACTCGGTCATAGGCTTCTTCGTCAATACCATCTTTGTAGAAATGCTGCTCACCGAGTGCTGCATAGAATCTATCACCACTTTTAAGTGAAGGCTTACAAGAGAGTATCGCTGTTCGCAGATCGTTAAAGTCTGCGGCTATTGCATCGGCAAACCAACCCTCGGTTAGAATATCGACATTGACATAACTCGATGCTCTCAAAAAGAAGGTGCGAGCATCGTCCATCTTGCGCAACTCAGTCCATCTTGCTTTCCAAAGATTTGCGACTTTGAGCTTATTTTTGCAAATGGTGGCAGTCTCACGATTAGGTGTTTTACGCCATTGTTCTTTGGCGGCAACAAACTCTTGCAATGCCTCATTATAGACCAACCCGACTTTCATAATGAGCAACACCTTATCGATATTCATGTTCTTGATTTCTTTCTGCATCCAATCATACTCTCCGATATGAGAAGGGTCAGCGATATCCGAGGTAAAGGTTACACCTCGATAGAACACAGAGTGTCCGTATTGGGTACGATAGCCACGAACTGCTTTTAATTGGTTGGCAATCTTCTCTTCTTTGAAATACTTTGCCTCATCGCCAAAGAGGTGGACTACTGATGCTCCGGCAAGCGAAGAAGGTCTATCCAAGGAGCCGAAGCGAACATTCATACCGGTAAAGAAAACGATAGTACGCTTGTAGGAAACGAGTTTGTTAAACGGTTTCCAGAAGTGTGGGCGAAGCCAATCAGGCAGAGCCTCCTTTTCTTTGTCGGTAAAAGTTGGAGGTTCCTTTTCGATAACATAATGAACGCCTTCTCGGAAGCCTTTGCGTTCAAGACCTTCGAGCACAGCTGGCAGCACATTGGCAGTAAGGTTGCTAAATGTGTCTGCCACCCAAGCGCAAGGAGCACCGGGCATATCATACATTATATCGATAAGCCTCTCAACCTGTATATCGGTGGTCTTCGCAGAGCCTCGGCCGAGTATGCCGAATAGACGACATGGTGCAACCAAAGATACGATTTGAGCAAATTTATTCTGATATTGGATATCTACAATATCGGAAACCTCTTCTTTAACCTTCTTCCTGTACGACATGTTCCAAGTATTCTATAATTTCAACATCCTCGATACCGGCTTCCATACGCAGACGCTTTCGTACACTGCTATCAAGGTTGAGTGAGTCTATTTGGGCAGCCAGAATATCGCGGTTCGCAGAAGGAAGACCTATCGACTCAGGCGTTAAGGATAGCACACGGAATTGTTTTTGGTATTGAGATGGTGGCAGCACCTCAGGGTCTTCTTGGTCGAGGCGAAGGATCTTTGCTTTCTGCGCCAAGATGTTCGCAGCAACCTCATAGTCACGAGTAGTCCTGGCAGAGGCGACAGCGGCAGCGTGAAGCGTATCAAATTGGTCGGCGACCTTTGCTCTCATCGCATCTTTGGAAACTTGGCGATTAGCAAAAAACATTTCAACCGCTTCGGCATATAACTCGCTTGCACGAGCGTAGGAAAAACCGAATGGCTTACGAGTAAGAAAGCGAATGGTATTACGCTTTCCGTGTTGGCCATCGAGAGAATATATCATCACGAGGAGGTCGATATATATTTGTTCGCCCGGAGACAAATCGGTTTTACAACCACCATCGATATAATTTTGTATGCGTTCCATCGCACCCTCATCGGCGGGTCCTCCAAACAAATCGAGTTTTGAGAGTTGAAAACTCTTATCTCGCATAACTTCCGAGAACTGTTTGGCTGCCGTGAGATTTCCACCTTCAGCCTCCTTTAAGAGGCGGCATTCTATCGCTGCTCTTTTTTGGAGTTTGCCACGCAGTAACAGAAGCGAGATTTCGCTGTCAGGATTGGAACGCTCCCTCCGCAATGCAGACTTATCCCAACCGAAATACACGGCTATTTCATCATCACTCCAACCGAGAGCTCCCAAAGAGAGCAGTTCTTCTCTATTCTCGGCGGTCAGACCGATTTCTGATACAGTCATCGAAGAAGTTGAAGATTTGTTCATCGTTCAAAAAGATATATTGTTCGTTTAATGCGTTTTCACTAAAATTTCCAGAGCCAGCAACAACAAAATGATGCTCGGCGGTCTGTATGAGAGTAACCTTGGAATGGTTCCAAGCATACCCGATATCGATATTCCTTGTTGAAGCAAACGCTTGAAGCTGGTCGTTTACTTTCGGTACTCGACTGCGTATCGAGTCAGAAATACATATGTAGATACGCTCAATGCAGCCTTTGTCGTACCATTTCACCAACGATGTCAGGATTCTTTCGTTGATGGAGTAA